ATAGGTTAGGTCTGCTTGTTGTAAGCTTGTAATTCATAGTATGTCTCCTTTAATAAGCAAGATTGTATGGAACCCACAATGGCATTCCATACGTTATTATACTACATTTTTTATATCTTGACAAACTTTTTTTAGTCACACTCTTTCTGACCTGTTGATGGATCTATAAAACAAGCTTCTGCTTTAGGCTCATCCTTAACTTCATTGAGTATACCATATCGTTTACCACTGGCTCTGAAGGTTGTGATACCTTTACATCCCTGCTTCCAAGCATTGTAGTACAACTCTTTGAACTCATCGTAAGTTACATTGTCACCTACGTTACAGGTCTTAGAGACAGCACTATCAATGTACTTAGATGTAAGAGCAAGAACTGCTAGATGTTCTTCAGCACTAATCTCATTGGCAGTCCTACCGTTTACACCTTGTTTGTAAGCATAGTCTTCTACTCTCTGTATCTGATGACCATCAAACTGTTGAATAGTCCTGTCATAATACAAACTAAAAGGTGGTTCAATACCAGAGCTTACGTTGTCAGCAGTCAAACTAATAGTACCAGTAGGTGCTATAGAAGTTAAGTGAGAGTTACGTAGTCCATTCTCTTTGATCTGATCTTGTACCCACCCAGATAAGGTCTTAAAGAACTTACCTTCTATGTATCTATCTTTATCATAGAAAGGAAAAGAACCTTTCTCTTTAGCAAGTAAAGAACTAGCACCATAGGTATGATCTCTAAGTGTCTTAAGAATCTTAGTCGTAAACTTCATAAACTCTTCTGAAGCATAAGGCATACCGCACATCTCACCTGCATTAGCCAGACCAGTAACACCTAGTCCCATCCTACGTTTGTTCTTAGCTTCTTTCTCTTGTGCTTCCAGAGGATAGATAGTTCTATCAATAACATTATCCATAGCTCTGACTACATGATGGATGTCACCAGTGAACAGACCATAATCAAATGCACCTGCTCCAACATACTTAGTAAGGTTAAAGCTACCAAGAAGACAAGCACCGTAAGGTGGCAGAGGTTGCTCACCACAAGGATTAGTAGCTTCTATGTTCTCACAGTAGTATAGATTATTCATCTTATTGATTGTATCTATGAACAACACTCCCGGCTCTGCCCAATCCCATGTGCTACGCATGATCATATCCCATAGGGCTACAGGGTCTACCTCTTCGTGTACTCTACCTTCAAACTGTAGTGGGAATGGTTCTTTCTTTTCAAGACATCTCATGAACTCATCTGTAATACCAACAGAGATATTAAAACCAGTAAGAGAAGTACCATCATTCTTAGCTGTGATAAACTGTTCAATGTCAGGATGATCAACACGTAAGACACCCATCTGTGCGCCTCTACGATGACCACTAGATGCTATGGTCTGACATACAGCATCAAAGATTTGCATGAAGCTGACTGCACCAGATGCTCTAGAGTCTAGAGACTTGATACGATCTCCTCTGGGACGTAGCCTACTGAAGTCATAGCCTATGCCACCACCTCTACGCATTGTCTCAGCAGCATCAGTAGCTCTACCCATAATAGAATCCATGCTATCTTCTATAGCACCACTGACAAAACAGTTGTAAGCAGTAGTCTGTCTTGCTGCTCCCATAGCATTCTGTACCCTACCAGCAGGTAAGAATCTAAGATGCCTAAGTGCATCCTTGAAGTTCTCAAAGTGATCAGGTGTATCCTTTAAGGCTTCTGCAATACGTACAACCTTACTATAAAAGTCTTCTCCTGTTTGCCTATATTTAATATTATCTATTTCTTCTGAGATGGGGAGTGTCATACCATATTGGATTTCGTTTTCCATTCATGTTTCCTTTCTATTTATATTCTAATGCTAAGATTAGTTGAGCGTAGTGTATTACTTTTTCAATATCTTTTTTACCTTGACCCTTAGTGCGATGTCGAGTTATATATTTTATCACATTACCCTCAAAGTAGTCAAGCTTATTCGCATGTATATATTCAACAGGCTGTATACCACAATCTTTATAGTGATCACCACCTACCTGTATCTTTAGTGCTTCAGAGGAGTGATTGAAATTTTCTTCTGACATTTAAAATATCTCCTGAGTTAATAACATTAGATGCAAAGTTTCTAACAGCAGTAGGCTTAACACCTGCATAAGTACAGACAGTTTCAAAGTCTTCACATGTAACACCTACTTCTTTAAATATCCAAGCATGTGCTTGATCTCTGTAGACTTGAACAGAAGTCTTTTCATTATCTATCTTAGGCTTAGTTAGATCTAGTAACGCTTGTAGTATAACAGCAATGTATAATGATCTATGAGAATCTTTATCTGTTATTTCATATAAAGATCCCATAGATACATCAGTGCTTAATTCATAGGGACTGTCAGTCATTATCAAAATACTCTTCAACTGGCCTGTAGAACTTACCACCTACATAACTATTGTAGAATGCAGGTTCATCAGACCCTTCTAAGGTAGCACATAAAACATTGTACTTCATTTGATAGTAACACTCATAATATCGTAAGCTTCGTTTGTTTTTAAACTCAGCTATAATATTAAACTTAAAATTATCTTTACCTAACTTCTTTATATCTTCTATTAAATGTTTGGAAGATCCCATATAAGATTTCCAATTTGATTCACGTTTCTTTTTACCTTTAGAATAATTAAAATATTGTTTACACCCTATGTAAGATTTCTCTGTTTTAATATTGGTTATCCAGTATACAAAACCAAACTTAGTTAGATCAGGTTTCTTATCATACTCCCAATGCATTACCAGCTAGTCATCTCTTCAACATTAGGTTCTTTAACAACCTTAACCAAGTAGTTAAGACCTCTGGCATACTTGAAAGCACGTAACCCTTTACCTTGATTAGCATCTGACCAACACTCTCGCTTGTGGCTACAATACACACAACCAATAGGTAACTTAAGATTGCCAGACTGCCCATCAGCAACTGGAGAGTAGCACCTATCAGGTACATGACTACCCCCAACCACTCCCTTAAGATGCTTGATTCTTTCTTTGGCATTGATCATCTCCATTTGATGTACAGGAGTTAGACATAACTTACCACTTGATTTATCTATCACAAGAAATGCTGCTTTATCTACACCATTAGCTTGTGCATACGCACTAATCTGTGCGATATAACCAAATGGATCATCTTCTAATAAAGAATTTTCTTTAAACTTTTTAAAGCTAAATCCTGATGCACTCTTACAATCAACCAAGACATCATCTATCATTGAATCCTGATGACCTTTGACACCTTCAACATTGACTTCCTTCTGTTGATCAGTAACTTTATGTCCAGCAATAGAAGAACAGAGTAAAAGAAGTTCTTCTAGAATATAACCATACAGGAATTTAATTCTTGTGCTAGGAGTAATGTCTTCGATATCATGTTTACTGTTAACGTCATACCATAACTGTCTATCAGGTTTTCCTATGCCAGATAGTCTGAGGCTACCTCTTGTTCTAGGTTCCTCATATAGAAATGCTTTAATGTGAACCTTAAGCATCTCTCCAAATGTATCTATGTGTTTGTCTACTTCTTTCTCATCCATCTTGATAGGCTCAAGAGAGAAGAGATCATAAATATCAGCAACTAATGTTTCAATTTTTTTCATATATAAAAAAATAGGGGTGAAGTAAAACAATTAAAAACTTCACCCCCAAGTCTCCCTTAGTTTACATTAAGAGGCGAAAGGAATATCATCATCAAGAGTAGAAGTATTAGCTACGTATCCACCGGGGACTACTTCAAAGTCATCAGCCCCATTAGAGTACTCTATAAAATCTACTACTTGTACAGCAGCTAGGTCAGCAGAAATACCTGACTTACCTGCATAGCTCCACTCATAGGGTACAGCTTTAACATTAACTGTACTACCATTAGCAATCAACTTACCATCCCAAGGATTGTTTTGGGAATCTTTAACAGATGGCCCTTGTCTTGATGAACCATCTTTCTTAGCTACTTTTCTTTTAATAGTTACAAAATCTCCACGATCATCACCCTTATTGGTGATTGCAAGTCCAGCACTTTCTATGACAGACCTATTGTTATCATCTACTTCAATCTGTATTGACCATACTGGATCGAACTTAGTGTTCGGCTCAGTGATTGAAGCATAGTGACATTTACCAGTAATATAAATTGGATCATTCATTTTTTTCTATTTCCTATTTTATCGTCACGCTGTTGTGACATGAGTTTCATTTATTGTAACATAATTATATCATACATATTTCTATAGGTCAAGTACTAATTTGAATTAAATTAGCTTTATCTACAGGGATATGAAAGAAAGGTTCATCCAAGTGTGGTGAGCCTTTAGGTTGTCTAGAGTTTTGTATCTTTCCTACACTTGATTCGTTTACAANACTGTCTTTAATAAACCAAGCTTGCTTACAAGTTGNATTGAAGANAACAAAATATAAATCATGGTCTGGGTAATCTTTCTCCTTTTCTATTTATTAATCTTTGTTTACGTTGAGGGATACGTACTTCTTCCCAAGTCTCAGGCCAGTAATCATCCCATTGATTTTTTATCTCAACCTCAAAGAAAAACTTCTCGTCTTTACCTTTGACTTTTTTATTAGCTGAGACATCAAAATAATAATCTTCTTTGTCTACAATGTCAGTAAAATTATTTACTGTTAAATAATTAACCATAGCTTTCTTAGCTCTGGCATCATTCTCTTTATAAGATTGTCNATCGAATGGTCTATTNTTATGTGNCATTAGTGTATGTTCCTTTAAATAATCTAAAGCTCTTGATATAATTTTAGGGTCATCTTTAAACCACCCTAATGCTGAGTTACATTTATTACAAAGCCATCCTCTAAATTCACCAGTTAAATGGTCATGATCTAATACCCAATCTTTCATGCCACTTTTTACTTTTATAGTATCATAATTATCTGAACATATTGGACACTTATAATTTTTATCAGGTTTATTAT